GGATTTGTGTGAATCCATTTCCAAAAAGTCCGGTTGATGGGGCCGACTGTGTTACTGTATATGCATTTAATATGCTATCATGATCAGAAGTAGGTTCTGCATTGGTATTATCAGTAATAGCAGCATAGAATCCTTCTGCTTGTGCTTCAGTTACTGTTTGACCTTTATTCAAAAGAATTAATCCAGCCTTACCGAAATCAGCAATTGTATTAATATTTGACAAAGCATCTGAAGTACTAGACCAATTAAATCCAGTACCTTCAATTACACTGTTATATTGATCTAATGTCAATTCGAAAAATTTAGGTGCACCTAGTACATAAGTACCAGCTGAAACACTAATATTATTCGTTACTGAGACTTCAGCTCCTGAAATGAATGTATTTGTTATGGTATTTTGAGCTTCAACTAAAGTAGCTGGATTTCCGAACATACCAACTAACGTGTTTAATTTAAAGAGGCTCAAATCGTCTAAAACCGATAATTCTTTGTTATAAAAAGATATACCAGAGCTGGTTAATGTAACGATTTGAGTACTGCTAAACTCAGGTTCTGCAACTGTTGTTATTTGTGAAAGATCAAATCCACTACTAGAAAAATCAAAAGCACTTGCGGAGATTGATTTTGAGGTTCGCCAGACTAAAGAATCTGTTTCTTCTAAGGTAACCAACGGATAAACAAGTGCACCATATGACGAACCGTATCCATAACCCGCACCAGGGCCGTATGGCAACCTATTTACATATAAATTGGCATTGGAGTCAGTTACAATTTGCTTCGCAGAATGATAAAAATAACGCTCTGCTGGTGTTACTGGTGCACCATAAATTTGTTCGAGTTCTTGAACAGAAGTAATTTGTAATACTTCATCTGTTGGTCCTCTTTGAGCAAATCCTGCTAAAAATACATTTGTTCCGGTAGGTTGAAATGCAATTTGTGACGCGTCAATTTCGCGTATTTCAACACCAGGTGACTGAATAGTTCTCATATAGGACTTATTTATACTTTTTTTGAGTCCTTTTTTATACTAACACACAATATAGTTCTGAGAATGCAAACGTAAATGAAGATTCCAATTCATTAGATTGTCTATAGCTATAATTTATACCATCTAATGTTGTGGGGAATGCATTTTTATACATCCACTTGATAACATCATTATTAAATTCGTCTTTTCCTACCACGGTAATATCTGTACTATACTCACCTAAAGTACCATTTATTTCACCTACATTGTTGCATCTCAGAGAAGTTCCGTAGGTTCCTTCTTGTGCTTCACGCAAAGCATTGAGCCATGTATATATGACCCAATAATTGTTAAACATATTGTCAACAGTAAAGTTTACCTTCAGTGGGTCATACTTTGGATGTGTATGTGATGTGATACTAAACGGCGAACCACTGTAATTTAGGTCAACAGAAGGTACCAATATAGGAGGTACGATAGCACCATAAATGGAAAACGCCATAGTATCCAGTGATATGGAAGTATTTTTTCTTTCAAACCTCTTATTGAGATTCCTCAAGATGGGAGGAATGTCAAAAAACATCTGAAACTTATCTCCTAATGCTTTGTTTAGGATAGCTTGGTCATTAGAAGTGGTGTGATTACCTATCATATCTATTCAATTGGTTGGGATTCTTCGGGTTTTACCCAATTTTTTGGTAAAAGAAAATTAGCTCTACTGAACTCTAACCGGTCAATGAATTTCACACCATTCTGATCCTGGTCAAATGCAACGTAACCTTCGGGATTAGTTACTTTAATATCACCATTTGGCAGGACCAAGAATGTTCCCATAACTGCATCTTGCATAATAGAATTATATTTTTGTATGAAAATATCTTTAATTTGTTTAATATCCCTGATGAAATTCATTAGATGTAAAATAGTATCTGCATTTCTCTCTAAGAGTTGCATCATTTCGTTTTTAGCCGCAATTTTTGGTTCTTTTCTTTTGGCCTTTTCAATCTCAGCATCTAACCTATTACCCACCCACGACACAAATTCATTTAATGAATAACGAAGGTCTGTTAAAAACTCCCCTTCTCTGATCTTTGTGTTAATAAAAATATTCAAAAGATCAGCTACCTTGCCATCAATAAAGGAGAAATTTATTAAATTGATATGTGATTCAGCATTTTGTAATGTTCGTCTAACAAAATTTGTTTCTTCTTCTGTTAAACTGATGGTGCCAGCTTTATTTTCAAACAAAGCATCTATAATATAAGCTGTTTTTGATTTAAGATGTTCCGCAGAGACACCAAATTTTTTATTTACGAAGCGCTGTTTGCCCTCTTCATCTATTGAAGGATCATATTTTGTATGGAATGCAACACCAATTTCATATTTTGCGATATCTTTTGCTTCTTTAGAATCTCCTGGAAATGTATAGAGAATGGTATTGGGTCTGAATCCGATATAATTTTTACCAGAGATTACATACTTTTGTATTAACCCAGGCCAAAATAACAGATCGCCCTGATACACTCCATCAAAATTTACACCCTTTAAAGCATTGAATGCAAAAATTAATTTTTCAATCAACCCGGGTGCTTCACCATGATTCTTTTTAATATCTGCTACACTATAAGAAAGAATTGGTGTTCCATTAAATGCGCTCTTTGTTGATATAAAGAATTTTCCGTACGAATCCCTGCCGCAAATAATTGCTGGTGCACCATCAATCTTGACGGTCATGTTAATTTTTCTGTCTGTATTGCTCTTTAACATGTCAAGTAAAACAGAAATATATTGCAGTGTTTTGACGGCACCTTCTTTTCCCTTCTTCAATACTAATTCATCTAGATGGGTAAGATGCTTATTGGTGGCATCTGCATTTTCCATTAAGATAAAATAATCTTTAAAGCTCTTCATGCTTCTATTTATCATTGTAGTGGCTTCCATCCAGATTGCATTAAATCATTTAAATCAGTATCAAAACCAAATCCATTTCCAACAAATGTAGGAATGACATTATAGTTTCCAGTATCTATTTCATTATTGTATAGGGAACCAGGATTTTTAAATGTTCCAACACCCCAATCATATGGTCTGATAACAGCTGGCTTATTATTTTCATCCATTGTAATTACTTCAAAATATTTTGATATTAATTTTTCATGAAGTATTAATAAAGCCCATCCTAATGACATAACCCTATCGTCATGTTTATCATTTTTAGCTTTCCATGTTCCATTAGGCATCCTCACGAAGTCTCTTAGTTCCTCAACAGTTTGTAGATCATTTATTTTAACTGCATCCAATGTATTAATCCAGTATCTTTGATTAATAACATTATCATATTTTGTATTGGTATGACAAACGACGCCTAACGGTATCACACTTCGATTTAATTCTTTATAACCATGTGAAATAATATTTTCATACTGATAATCTTTTCTCAGATTATCTACTACTTGTGCACCGCATTTGTCTCTTTCTATAAGAAGTAATGGTGATCCCCATTGTACTAGTATTTCGTGCAATTTGCTAGTAAATTCAATCGGAGTAATAGTATTGCATGTATATATTGCTGCTTGATTAATTGATCTCAAATCAGTTAAATCTAATATTTGTATTACTGTATTATCCTTACCTACGCCTTCTGCTACATCAACACCAGCTACATAAATTCTACCTTGCTTAGGCAAGTCCCATATCTTATATGATCCGTTCATATAAACATGGTCAGGCATAGAAGCTTTGGTTCTTAGTGTATCAAATGTTGCGGCATTAATAGAGGCTTCACCCACTTCATCAAATATACATTCAAACTCTCTAAGAAAGTCTTCTGGTGAAGCCAGAGATGCCATTGTTTCTTTTTTCCATTTTTCATCTCTCCCTGGAATATCATACCATGGTACTTTCATGTGTACCCAATTATTTTCATTCTTTACCGAACCGTCATATAATTTAAAAAACAACCCCGCAGTATCTCTAGGTGTAGAAGCCATGATAATTTTTGACTTTTTCGAGTTGGAGATAATAGGATATACTGACGCCCAAAAACTTTCAAGCAAGTTTTTTTCAATCCAGTCCGTTTCATCCACAAATAATAAATTAGCTGAACTACCGCGACCTGCAGAACCCGTTGTTGTAGTAATACCTATACGGGATCCATTAGCCAACTCCATAGACTCTTTACCATATTCTTTAACACCGGGCTTTAACCAGTTAGGCAACTCTTCATAAGCTAAACGTATTCTCTTAAAAATTTCTTTTGCAGTACTTTCTTTGTTTGCAACAATCAAAATATTTTGATGTTCATTAAAACAGGCCGTCCATAAACAATATATGGTTGATATGGTACTTTTACCACTTTGTCTAGCAAATAATAATAAAGAGAAACGATTATCTCTCATCATACGCAATGCTTTTTTTTGATAAGTAAAAAGCGGTATTTTAATTTTACCATCATCTGGTGCAATAATGTGAAAGTAATTTTCAGCAAAATGCAATATATTGTCTTGACATTTTTTAATTTCTTTAATCTCTTCAATACCATAATCAAACTGTGCATCGACTGTTGGTAGATTAGGATTATTCAAATAGACTTTTTGTCTGCCCATGTATAAATAGTTATCTATATGAATAAAAAAGGCTCACCAACATTTCAGAATACCTCTGATAAGAAAATTCATCCTTACATGACACCACCGACCCTAGCTGGTAAGAAAGGGGTATCTTCTCTGGGTGTACCGGAACCAGAAGAAAAAGATCTTTCAAAAAGAGAAGAAAGTTGTGACTCTTGTGAAAAAGTAGCTAAAGAAAGTATAAATACATCCAATATGAGTAAATTTTTATTCGACAAACTATTTGAAGACGTAATGTCAGGTTCTGAATTTGGTGGTGGAGATGACGCTGGTGATCTCGGCATCGAAGTTGGTGGTGGAGAAGGTGGAGAAGATCTCGGTGGTGGTGATGAAGTAACTATTACTCTTGATCGTGCTACAGCTGAGAAGCTCATTGGCCTTATTCAAGGAGCCATGGGTGATGGATTAGGTGAAGAAGAAGGAGAAGAAGAAGAAGGAGAACTTGATGGTGAAGGCGGAGAAGAAGGTGGAGAAGAAGAAGGCGCAATGGGTGAATCCATTGAAGTAGTTGCTGAGCCAAAACCATTTGGCGCCAAAGCAGAGACTCTTCAAAAGAGAGACAATAAGGTTTCTTCTAAGTACAAAGCAGCTGGCGGAAAAGCACACACGGGTAGTTTAGCTCCTCTTCAAGCTGAACCAAAACCACTTGGTGCAAAAGCTGAAACTCTTCAGAACAAGAACAATAAGGTCGCTGGATTCAGTACAGCTGGAACAATCTTCGGTTCTTAATTTTAATTTTAATTAAATCTAAGAGACTCTATGAAAATAGAGTCTCTTTTTTTGTTTAAACATAAATATTAATATGTTTCCTACTTTTAAGGAATTTTATTTGGAGAATAGAAAGGGTGAACGAAATCCGCACCATCTAAATCCATTTAAAGGATTTGATGGAAAAACAAACGGATTTAATATGACATATGATTCCAATAAAAGTGAAAATGAATTTGAAGAAGCTTTAAAAAATTTGAGATCGGGTGCTGCATCATTTCTGGTAGTCACTAAACCTTTTCAAAATTATCTAATACAGAAATACCCACAACATAAATTTCCAACACAAGAAGGTGAAAAAGTAGCACTAGGCAGGTCAGGTGAATCTACTAATCAAGTTTTTCTTTCAATGAATAATACAGGTCAATACGTTCTTACTAACAAATAAAATGTCTACTTATACATGTTATTATTCGGGAGCAGGAAATGGTAGTCTTTGTTATGAATTATATGACAAAAACAGACTGCAACCAGACATGCAGCTAATTCAGAATTCTGTTGATGAATCAATTAATCTTTTAGGTCAAAAAGTAGAATATTATGTTAATACCTATCAACCAGTAAGTGCGGATAATCTCTATGGTGAACAGCCTACCATGGTATATCACGGTCCTTATCAGATGAAGATGATTATTAATCTCAGCGAATCATCTTTGGCCCTATCAAAATTTGGATTTAATGCAGAGGATGAAATCACAGCTTTCGTCTCTATACAAGGTTATAAGAGAATATTTGCAGAAGATTGGATTTACATGAGTTTAGACCAGCCAGTAGAACCAAAAGCTGGTGATGTATTTTGTATGACTGAGTATGGTAGTACTAGATCACACGGAAGAGCTGGTAATTATTTTATCATTACTGAAAGGCGTGACCAAGATATTTCAGAAATTAACCCATTAGGCGGGCACTACACATGGAGATTAGCAGCCAAGCGCTTAGAGTATTCCTTCCAACCAGGTATATCTGGTGAATCTAAAAATGATCAAGTATATGATGATACATTTGCTGGATTGTTATCTACTAATATTACCGAAGATCCATTAACCAATAATATACCAGTAACTTTTGTGGAAAGCCTGGTGGAGAATAATTTCCCCGATGAATTGGGGGATTATGTTGGAGACTTTGCCGATGCTTTAGATGGGGGATCTTTAGAACCAACACCTGACCCATCTGATGATGGAGGAGACTTTTAATTTTATGCCAATACCAGGATCATCACCAACACCGAGAAAAGTTTACCCAGGTAGTACAGACGAAGAAAGCAAACTCTATTTTGATATGTCTGTGAATGATACTTCAGTCTATGGCGGATTTTCGGTAGGTCCTGAAGAAGGTGAAGGTGGAGACGGTGATCAAATTGTCCAACCACCATCAGTTGCTTTTAATCAAATTAAAAATATTGTTATTAATAATGTTAATGACACTATGAATGATTTCATTCAAAGAGATATTGATGTTGTTCAGGGTGGTGATTTTTAAATCTACGCGAAATTCTGGCCGATTACTGACCCATACCATGTATTGCCGTCGACAGTCATAAAAGAGTATATATCAGTAGCATTAGCTGTTGATGTCATAGTAGGTGCACTTCCACTCCATCTGAGTGTCTTTGAAATGAAATTAAAATTTACTGTTTTAGATCCAGTACCATCTTGAGTCAACAATAAATTAAATGAATTGACGCCGACAGGTACATTGACTATCGAAAATCCTGTTGATACACTATTAGTAAGGTCTAGAGTAAACACAGTCCCTAAAGATAAGTCGATAGGAACCAATCCGCTAGGATTACTAGCAATTACACGTGTCTGGGCATAAGATTTTAACAACACATATCCTGCAGATAAATTATTAAAACTTGCAGATGCAGCTGATACAATACTTGTTTTGGATAACCAATTCCCACTATTAGCATTTACAGTTGTATATGTACTTTGCCAGTTAGATGATAAAGCCTTAAGATCAGCTCCTTGATAAGACCAATTAGTAGCACTATTAGCAGTTACAGTTGTATATGTACTTTGCCAGTTAGATGATAAAGCCTTAAGATCAGCTCCTTGATAAGACCAATTAGTAGCACTATTTGTTTTGAGTGTTACATATGCATTTGATATATCATTAGCAGTTGGTATTGTGCCGCCGGATTCTGGAAAATTTGCTGATAATGTGCCATTTACAATTAAACCATGTGACACAAATACTCCGTTTTCATAGTTTAATGTAAGTGAATAATCTAAAGGATTTGGCGTAGAATTTTGGGCGTATATTACTGTACCACCGTAACTTGGAAGAGACAATTTTAATTTGCCAACGATAGTTTGGTTTTGGGTCGTGCTATTACCATCTATTGTAATTTCACTACGGATATTTAAATTATTTGCAGTTAATCCACCCAATGCCGACAATCCGCCACTTAATATAAAATCACCTCTAAAAGGAAAATCTGGTGAAGCTATAGGATCATATGCACTGTCCAGCAATCCACTGGTAGATAACGTGTGGTGGTTTGCTCTGTGTAATTTATCATGAAAACGTGCATTTCCGGACATTGAAATTATTTATAGTTATTAAATACTTTTAATGTCGACTGGAATGAACTTTACCTGTATTTCTGCTTTTGATGCAACTAAAGATATTATCTGGTCTTTTTCTTATAAATTCGAATCAGATACGGGCACATTAGGAAATTGTGGGTTTACTACCTTTTTAAATTTCTTATCATCACAAACGGAAGGCGGCATAGATTCGGGATTAGGATATGGTCCTTATACGGGATATCAGGGTGCTTCGGGAAATTTTTTAGCTATAGCATGTGAAAATGCGGGTGTATTTGCTACTAATGGAAATGGATTTACTACTGGTGCTACACCAATATTCAATTCAATTACTTTGAGGAAAGGGACTGATTTTCAATATTTGACTTCAAGACAAGTTGATTTCAATATTGTATCTAATGATTGGCAAACACTTAGATTTCAATTAACCAATTTAGGCAATACTCTTAATATATTTCATTGTGACACAAATTTTAATTATAACAAAGTCTTATCGATAGATGTGTCAAATATATTTTATGTGTCGCAACAATTATATATTGGCATGTCTTTTGCTACACCAATTAATGGTTCACAAGGGTTTAAATTAAGAGTAAAAGATTTTCATTTTTATGGACATAGTCCTATATTATTGCCCCCTGTTATAACATCACAGACATTAACAGGTATTTTAGTACCTACTTCTACAATCGCATTGACATCAAATGTGTTGGGTGCATTGCCTTTATATTATGAGTGGTATTATAATAATACATTAATTGGGGGTGCAAATTCAACTACATATGATGCCCCATTAACCGGTACTTATAAATTTACGGTTTCAAATAGTGTTGGTACAGTCAGTTCTCAAGATATAATTATATCTTAAACGGTCTCAGTAGGTTTTACTTCTAGATTAGCATATGCATGTTCAATATCATAGATGTATTCTTCTACCTTCACATCATGAATCATAGCCGGTGCGCGCTCTACAATGTATTTTTGAAAATCTAATGGTTTGATCCAATCTGTTCTTTTATTCAAATCAATATTATGTTCTTCTGCTGTCTTTGTAACAATATCCAGAGCTTCAATCAAACAAAGCCAGCGCGCATACGTTTCAACTGACATCTTGTGATCACCAATACTGATTTCGATATTTTTATTCATGTATATTTTTTACTAGGTTTCCTAATAAAAAGCAAATCAAATCATAATTAATTTTGGATCCAAAATCATGTTCAAGTAAATCCATTGTTTTTTCTAACGATGAAAAAATTAAATCTAGTTTTTTATATGATGCTCGTTTTTCATCTTCTTCCATATTATCTAAAATATAATTTTTATATGAAAGTAAAACATCTTTCATAAGATGTATATTAGTAGATTTTTTAGCTAGACCAAAACCACGTTCATACGCTCGAAAAGATTTATGAGATTGCTGTAAACAATATTTTTCAAGTATCTTTGTTACAGCACTATGTTTTACTCTTTCATCATTATTAACTGTGGGTGACGAAATTTTTTCTACAGCTTCAAGAAGTTCTTTTGAATTAAATTGATTCTCCATTTTCTTTATAAATTATATTATAGGCTTCTGATTTTTCTAATTTGACTGGTTCTGTTTGTAGAAATGTTTTGATTTCTAGATCAACGCGGACATTTTTATTACAATCTAAACAACGATATGAATTATCTTCATTCAATCTAATGGGAATAAAATTATCAATAGCTTTATCACAAGGGCATTTTACATTACAACCTTGTTTGGAATATTCTTTTAAAATATCAATTTGATTCTTTTCATTAATAACACTTAGAATAGTATTCCAAACATTATAAAAAATAATCTGCAGAAATGATAAACAAATCATCCAACCTAAGAATGATTTAACATCATTAGAAAAGAGATAAGATATAGTCCCTGATGTTATAAAAAGAATAATTATAGCACGCAACATCCTTTTAATTTAAATTAAAAAGACAATTTATCAAGATACTTAATAATGTCTTGTGCGAAAATAGCATTGATCTTATTAATGCGATCAATTAGTTTACTTGCAATCATCTTTTTTGATTCAGACGCAACATCTGATTTGCTATAATCACTAATTTTGTCTGATAAACCTTTAAGCTCAACAATATAATTGGCAATTTGTGGTATAATTACAGAGGATTGAAATTGGTGAGGTAAAATCTTGGGTGTTTCAACTTCACTTGAAATTTGTTTTTTTAAATCTGTTAGAGAAGAATCAGATGTATCAGGACCAATTCCAGTCACATTACGATTTGCATCTGCAATTGTATTATCTTCTGTAAAAAAACGTCTTCTCACAATTTTATTTATCACATTTGAATAAATAAAAGCATGAGTAATCTTTTTGAAAATGCATTCAAGCGCGTATTAGTTGAAGCAGATGATATGGGCCCAGAATTATCTGATGCAGATGCAATGGCTACTACTTTAGATAAAGGAACAACTCCATCCGATTATGATATTGAAGCTGGTACACAACAAGCTTCAATCGCCGCCGCCAAAGCTAATGTTGCTATGGTTGAGAAATTGCATTCCTGGATTGAAAGGATTGCAGAATTTACTGATTTTTTGAACGGACAAGGACCTGATTCAGTACAAACACAACTATCCAAAGCTCATGAGAAGAGTTTGTTTGGTTCAATCAAGACAGCAGAAACCAAAAAGATTGCTTTAGTAGCTCGTGAATTAGCAGGATTCCAACAAATGCTAAATGGATATGTAGCATCTTCAGGTGATCCTAAGTACAAAGGTGTTTAATACATTGCTTTCAATCTTATTTCTGCTGATATTCCTTTAAAGGAATTCTTCATAATAAAATCTTTAGGTATTTCATTTAGCTTTAATGCAATAGCTAAGTCATTAAAGTCTTTAATCTTTTTACCTATACTCTCTGGCCATATAAAAAGTGTTTCTCCCTTCTTAGCTAAGATTTGACTTTTCTTCTTTGCTGCTTGATCAATCCACTGTGAATCTAGTACCCAAACAAAATCCTTCATTAATAATGAATTTATTTGATCTTGTTGTTTCATAGAGAATAACTTTTCTGATTCATCTTGAATACCGGCAACTGCTATTCCATTTTTAACAAAGCAAGAATTCAACGGACCTTCAAAGATAAACACTTCATTATCATCATTGATCTGATCTATATTAAACATAGTCTTCTCGCTATTAATTTTTGAGATATAACGAGGTTTAATCTTATTGTCCGCAGACAAGATTGTTCTGGTTTGATAGTGAATGATCTTATTGTTTTTATCGAAGAATGGAATGACTAATCTATTTTTATGAACAGGATCTGTTAATGAAATATAAAGGGCCTTTGGCTTATTACATGCAGTATCTAGCCTTCTTGCTTTAATAAATTCTAATGCGCGAATAACAACGGTTTCATCTTTGTAATATTCTACTTGTTGTTCATCAAACAGATTGATGCAATCTTCTGGTAATGTTGAAGAAGGAATAATTTCTTTCTTCTCTGTTGTTATATCATCTAATGATACTGTAGAATAATTCTCTAATTCTTTCTTAATGTCTATTATAGACATTCTTGTTACTTCTTGAATCCATGAAAGTGGTGTAGAACTCCAACCACAGTTATGACAATATATATTGTTATTTTTTGGAATGTAATAACAACGTTGTTTTTTTAACCAAGACTTACCTTCTCTGCATATTGGGCATGATCCTACATACGTTTTATTAAAACGATTGTGCTTAGGTGCACCAGCATGTTGGAAGAATTTTTGTGCTATATATTCTTCAGGCAAGATGATCATGCCTTATGATAAGGGGTTTAATTAAATTTACAAGAACCCGAAATATCATTACCAGTTTCTGCATCTAAAACCTTTACTAAACCTTTTCTGATGAAAGCACCCGAAGAAGGATCATACCAATGAGCTTCGACGAAAATTTTATCACCCATTCTCTTTTCAATGATGCGAGGATTGACTGGTTGTCCTGAAATGGGTGATGCAATTCTTTCTGCTTTTACGAAGTCCATGAATCTATTTATGCTTTTTATTATATAAATATTGTTCTTTTAAAAAAAGATACATATCTCGTGGTAATATTTCTACTTTTTCTAAAACACCGTCTTTAATACCCCGTTTTAATTCAAATTTTGAAACAGTTTGATTCTTAATATCAGGCAAAGTTAAAAAATGACAGTCTGTTAAAGAACTGCCAATTAAAACAAACATTTTGCCGGTATAATCACCACCAATAACCCCAAATATTGTTCCTTTTTTTGGAACCTTAAAACATATCTGGGTTATTGTTTTGAACAAAGAATTTATTAACCGCCGTAGAAAGGGAATCTGCGTCTTGTTGGCTGTTTGCATGGACTAAGTTGATTGGATTTCCGTTCATGTCGTATCCCAATACAATAAAACATTTCATGAATTCCTCTAGAGTAGACGAAATAGCTACTTTATTATCTATGGATTTACGAGAACGTTCTAATAAATCAGCTTGTAGTGCTTCTTTTAAAAGTTGTTTGATCTGATCTTTCCCGATTTTTTCAGAATTATTTTTTGGAATTCTTTT